ACAAACCTAAGTCCATCGTCAGGCGTACCAGCACCACTGAATGAAGTAAATGCTGTACTAATAGACATATCTATTGCACGCTCTTCGTTTGTAACTGTATTTGATGAAGCAAACGTTGTCCCAGATACAGTCCCATCCGTTAGTGTGGACTCTGAGAATCCTATATTGTCGTAAATAAAACTTCTTGCCATTATGAAACCTCCGTTAAAGTTAATTTTATCATTTTTGGTGATTTACTAACATTTGTTACCATAAAATAATCACTGCTCGATAATGCAGTGCCAAAAATCTTTATATCTGATGGGAAGTTGTCAATGTCCACAATATCCCCAATCTCTATATTTATATATTTCATCTTACCTGTACTCAATTTTATAATTGGCTTACGGTCTTTATAATAATCGAGTAAAGTATTAGCATAAGCTGTTGCCACAGTAGAATCATTAATATAAGTTGCCTCTGAAACAAGAGTATTGGTTATCGCATACCCATCTGAAGTCGTACCTTTGCTTGTCGCATCCTCAACGAATGCTGTTTCTTCTATTGTCTGCTCAGAGCCATAATCAAAATTATATTCTACCTTGACTTTATTTCTTAAATAATTACCATCTGTGTATCCGATTGACCCTAAATCACAATCATTAAAATCTATACTTTGTGTCACATCTCCGCTACCATAAGACGAAGTACGGCAAATCCTCCGCAATATATCGCCCACAGACTCTAATGTGTATTGACTAAATCGTAATTTAACATCGCTGGCATTAGTCACATTAAATATATCTTTCAATTTACCCGATGTCTTAGTCCCATAGTCATCAAAAGTAGAAGTATCAATACTCGCACCCATCATTTTACGACCAATATCTTCTATCATATAAACTGGATTCTCGATAAAATCTGTTGTTGCATAGCCATTAGAGCGAGATTCGGTTAAATCTGAGCTATATTTTCTCCCCTTTAATGAGCCGTACATCATGCGTACTTTTTTGGGAACATTATATTCTTTTGTAACTGACAAGGTAATGGGCGATTCCTGTTCTCCAATTCTGAAAGAACGCTCATCTATACCATGACTATAAGTAGTATGTTTGTGAACCTTGGTTTCGACTACTGAATCATCTATTTCATAATCGCCAACAATTAATATCGTGTGTATGCTTGCAGAAAAAGAATCGCCAGAATCAGTCGCATCCATCCTTAATTTAATGGTTCTGCCTGTGTCAGTTGAGGTTAGCCCAATAGTTTGTGTGGTATTTGTACCTTGGGGCAAATCGTTACTAATAGGACTATTGGCAGTATTTGTGAACTTGAAAAAATCAGTTGTTCCCGGTGATATGAAATCTGAAGTATAGTAAATTAACATACTTAATCCTGACCTATCCACCCCTTTGGGTAAATTGGGTATGCCAAAACTGAAATCATCTGTATCCCCTGAGACTGACAATGTTTTACTTGTAGAGTTACTAAAATTCTGAACCTCAGTAACGCCAGTAACAAATTTACCAGATTCTAATAAATTACCCGATATATATGCAATCGGATTAGAGATACTGACTAAGTTATCATCAAATGAAGCATAAGCATCACCAATATACATTTCCATATTCTTATCACGTAATGTATGTAAGGTCTCTGTATCTGCTTTTGCTTGTACGCCACCACCACTTACATTCCATTTGTCACTTACAATCATTGGGGCGTGACCCCCAGTGTGTCTATCAAAATCAGAACTTGGTAAAACTAAATTCCTATCAAAATCTCCATAAACAAAAGGTACTGGTTTTCCAACACTCTCATCGGGAACATCTACCCCAGACAAAATAGTCGTTGGGACTTCAGGGTTGTATTTATTAAGTATATTATTTAATGTGATTGTAAATGTTCTATCATTATGACTTGTGTTCAATCCAATAATGCCCGTAGCAAGTATTTGATGGTCTGAAACCGAAGAAACATTATCATCAGCTACATATAATTCCCATTTGCGATTAGTAAATCCTTTTGCAGAATATAAATCAGAAAATCTGCCACCATCAATAGCATTATCCGTATTAATTATCTTTAAATTCATTGAAGCAAATTTTACTTCAAAATCATTAAGATTCGCAGAATATGTTAAATTCGACCACGATGCAACCAAGCCATAATAAATATTAGAGTCTATTGTTCTATCTTTGTCAGATAATCCAATAAAACTTGATTCATTGTCATAATATAGTTTAATATACCAATAAGATGAGGTAGAGTCTTTTGTGAATGCGGTTGATAAATTTGAAGATAAACTAAGCAACTCGTTGCCCCGATGCGTTAATAGCTGGAATCAGTGTGTTGGTTACATAATCCTCTTGGACAATACCACCCATAATATTTACAGTAACACCACCACCTAATGCCCTATCTTCTGGTCTATCTACAGGTGTAATTTGTACGTGTTCTCTTCCTGCCTCACCAACCATGATAAGTTCTGGTTTATCAGTAACGAAATCTCCACCCTTTGCGAATTTCTGTATTGTGGCATCAAATAAACCTGATGCTAACGCCCCTGCACCAGTAGCCATAGCAAGATTTAATGGGAAAGGGAATCTACTTAGAATCTTTGTGATTAAAGTTGCAGTAGCCTTACCCATCTCAGCCCTTAATACTGCCTTCATTGTATCCTTGGCAGACTTTTGATTTAAAGAGGCAGTCATTATCATCTGCGCTCTTTCCTTATTCGCACTATCTTTCTTTGCTTGATCATTTTTTGCGATTTCCAACCCTTGTTTGTTTAAAGCAACACGAGTATCTTCATATAACTTACCCTGTTCCTCTATTAAGTCATTTACAAATTCTGCGTTTACAGCAACATCCTCAAGAACTAATGATTCGTCATTCCATATATTAAATAAATGCTCTTGATCTTGTTTTTGTTGTTCCGCATTTATTGAACGGGCGACAGCCATCCTTGTTTCAATAGCCTCTGTCTTGATTAGTAATCCATGCAATCTCTCTTGTTTTAGAACTTCAGCTTCACCTTGTTTCCCGAGTTCATAAAAATTTTCCTGCCTCGTTAATGCTAACTGTTTTACAAGACCAATTAATTCTTTTTTCTTATCAATAGCAAGAACAGAACCAGCTACCGAACCATCTTCAAATATTGCCAGTTCCTTCTTTGCTTTTATAATCTTAGCAAGTAGTATATCTTCTCTTGTTTCTGTATCTACTATCCCCTTTAATTCCGCATTAGATAGTCTTAATTGGTCAAGATAAGATGTCACAGCCTCAGAAGCACCCTTAAAGTTTTTTGCGAGTCTTATAATAGCTGGAGATAGGAATCTTCCAATAGCCTCTGCTGAATCTCCCATAGCATTACCAGCACTTTTTAACTGATTTGTCATTGTTTCCGCTTGTGCCTTTGCTTGACCTCCATACATCTTAGCAAGAGATTTTGTTGCCATATTAAGCCTGTCGGTTGAACCGACATTACCTTCGACAACTACACCATATCGAGATAAAGCATTTGTAGAGCTAAAGACACTCTTTGCGACTAAATCGGTAGCAGTCGCTAAGTCCATCCCCTTCGCTGATGCCAAATCCATAGATGCAATTGTTAATTTCTTAATAGCGTCTTCGTTATCTGTATATGCACCGATTAGAGACATGGCAGTAATAGTCTCTTCATCGCCAAATGCAGTTACCTTTTGTTGAATAGATGCAAATTTTAATAGTTCAGTTGAACGCCTACCTATAGCAGATGATAGCTTCTTTTCTGCAAGTTCTTGTTCACCTTGCGCTGTAACGAGTTTACCGATAGTTTGCTTTACAAGTAGCATCGCAAACGCTATAATCAGAAGTTTCGATCTTAAGACAGCAAATGAACCACCAAGGATACGAGAAGAATGTGCAGAGTCGAGCAGACCCTTTTTGGTCTGTTTTAATTTTACAATATATTTAGAAGTCTCATTCCGAAGCTGTTGCATTGCAATCTTATCACCCTTAAGGGCTTTTTTATGCAATCCAAGAAGAGTAGAATTTTTAGACCATTGACCACCAAGGGCTTTTACACTAATTATTAAAGCCTCGACCTGCTTCTTATGTTTCTCTTTTGTAGAGCTACCCTTGAGTTCTTTATCTACGAGTTTTGCTTGTGAGTTTACAAGTGACTTGGTTGCGTTATCTAACGATTTGATTGCAGTGGTTAATGCTGTACTATCGCCTATAAATTTTATTTCTATTGTATCAGGTAATTTAGCCATTTTTCATTGCTTTCGATTTCTGTCTTTCTAATAAACTTTTTAATAGGAATGCTTTTGCCACCCATTTAGCAGGTTGCTCTCCGTAGCTTCCTTCATACGGTGAGATATTGAAATCTCTTGAGTATACAAATCTTGCTATGTCCTTTTGTGATTCTTTATTGAGTAAGATATTATTACAAGCGAAAAAGGGTAGCTGTGCCATTACCGATTCTCCGATATTGAAACTGCCACCCTTTAAATTGACTTCCTTGGTCTCCTCAATAATGAGGTCAATAACCCCATGAACATCTTTATCTGATGTAAATGTACGCATAGGGTACTTTCCGTCTACTAAGACGGGTACTTGAGCCTCATAGGGGTAAGTATGGAACCTACACCCCTCACATTGTTCCTCTATGAGAAAATTCGCTTCTAATGTAAGGGAGTCTATTCCCCCAAGCGTTGGTATTCTTGGACTGCCAGAGATAACTCATTTTTTTCATCCTCAGAAAGAGACTTGATGAACTTATCATCAGCCCCTTCAACACCTCTACGAATCCATGATGTCCTTGCCTTAGACAAGTTAGTAATAGCAACCACTTGGTCGCCCTCATATCTCATCTGCGGTACATCATTACAGAAGTCAATATCATCTACTGACATCTCTTTGATTTTCACAGATTTATCACCTATCTTAATACTCTTCATTAAGCACTCACATCAAATTCTACTAAATTACCTGACCCAATATCTACAGCTTTCATTGAGCAATCAAGCATCATTAAATCACCTTCTGCGAGGGCTACGTTTGTGAAAACGCCATTCTGCATATCCACACCAAAGGCGTCATTGTTTGTAATAACAAGCATATTTCCAGATAATGCTGAAGACTGAGTGTCGAAACTATTGATAAAACCTTTAGTATTGCCATCGTATTTTACTTGAGCATCTGCTGTTACATTAATTTCTGCTCCACGACTAACTACTTGATAACCATCAGAAGACACACCAGTGAATACTGCGGGACTTTCAATAGCTGTTGTAAAGGAACTAAGTATAACATCGACATTAAATACCTTATGCCCAGATGAGCTGGATAGCAAGGGTATAGTTGTATTAGCATATGCCGTTATAGTTGGCGAAGCTGTTGATGCTAAATCTGGTTTCTTACCAGTCTGTAAAGTTGCTGACCATTTATACTGACCACCATCGGCACTACCTTCTGCTGTGATTGAGAAAGCCGTTACCACACAACCAAAGAACTCAAGTCCCTGCTGGTTGCTAACATCTGATGGTTGCATGACAAGAGTAAGGGATGAAGCGGTATTTGTTACAGCACTCCCATACGTTTGGCTCGATGCAGTAAACCCAGTCGCAACTGCAATATCGCCTGAGACATCGTTACAGATATTTTGTGCGAGTAATTTATGACCAGCATCATTATGGAGTGTGCCTGATAAAGAGATTTCCACTGCTCTCATTACATTGTCTTGG